TTTATTGTTGATAAAAAATGTTTTACAAATGTTGTCGATGATGGTGAAAAAATATATAATTCACCGCTACCACCATGATCATTAGCATTTGTTATATTTCCATGTAATTTTTGAAAACTTGTTGATTGAGCTTGGTCATTTCCAGTGTCAGAACTTAAACTTGTAGCAGTGCCAGCTTCATTATGATATACTCTAAATGCAGTTGATGTCATAGTGACTCCATAAGAACTACCAGTATCAGTTGATGCTTGAAATAAAAAAGGTTGAGTAGATGCTGGATGAATATTAATAAATTTAAAAAGATAAACAGGATATGTGTTATCAAAAACCACATCTGAACTTCCATCTACAAAACTTAATGTAGCTGAACTTGATGCTGTTAAAGTTTTAATAAGTG